TACTTGGCGGCGGCCAGCTGCGTCCAGTAGGCCGAGCTGTCCAGATTGTGGTCGGCCGCGAAGCCCATAGCCGTCGCCGTCCGGATGATCCACTCCGGCCCGTTGACGGTGAACCAGTTCGTGTCGGTGCTACCCGAGAGTTCGGCCAGGTACTTCCAGTAGGGCACCCGGATGCGGTACTCCCCATCCGCGTAGAGGCTGAGCGCGTCGCTGAGCGGCCAGACCTCCCAGTTAGAGGCGCCCTGCTCAGTCATCTCGCTCTGGAGGATGATGCGCGGCGGCCCGATGACCATCTCCGGGTCGGCCTCGCCACCGGCGTCGGTGGTCACATCGTGCTCAGCCGTCTCGCGTGAGATGCCGACGATCAGCTCGCGCGTGTCGCCCTGGACGTTAATCACATAAGGCGTCCCGCGGTATTCTTTGAAGTTGTCAGGGACCGCGGACAGCACGCGCGTGTCGGGGGCCGTAGTCAGCACGCCGCTGTCGGCTTCCATCACCTTGAAGTTGTGCTTGTTCTGAAGCTCACGGATCGCCCGATTGACGTAGGACGGGACGTTGTTCGTGACGAAGGTGGGAAGGTCGATGATGTTCCCACGGACCTCAGTCATCAGCTCTAGGAAAGTGGCCATTCACCCTCCTTAGCCGGTCCGAAGGGGGGTAGCTCCCATTCGTCCTGCTCCAGCTCGGACTCCCAGTGCAGCAGGGCTCTCCGCGACCTTGGCCACTGGGGCCTCCATCTCCGGGACCATTGCCGAGATAACCTCGTCGAGGACCTTCTCGGCCATCTGCAAAGTGAGGACGACGCCCTGGGTGAGTACATTGCCTTCCGGGTCCTTGACCAAATGCCGGCCGGAGCCGAGCGCGATGATCTTGTACCCATCCTTCTCCCGGACCACGACCGACTGGTCGACAGCCTCGGAAGCCAGCAGTTCGGCATCGGCCGCGCTGGTTGCGGCCGCTACGGCGAGCTTGCGCCGCCTTAGCTTGCTGTACTTATCCACGTCGAAGCCCGCCATCTTGGCGATGCCTTCGCCGACCTTGTCCCCGTGGGCGTTGTAGTAGACGCCCGGGTTCTGCCGGTACATGAAGACGTCCATCCCAAAGTTTGCCGCCGTGCGGATGATGACGCCCTTGTCGTAGTCGATCTTTCTCTCAGCCATGGAGTCCCGTCTCCTTTTCTTACGCGATCTTCATCCACCTGACCGTCACGGTGCCAGTGAAGGTCACAGCTTCCGCTGCGGCGATGTTCGGCCAGTCCGCCGCAAGGTTGAGGAACACCGTGCGGGGCGATGCGCCCGTGGCTACAGTGGTCAGCTCGGGGGCGGTCGGCTGAGCCGCGCCGGTGAAGCGCGTGGTGCCGAAGGTGATGTTGGTGTACGGCACACCGTTCATGATGTTCTCGAACGTGGGCGTGCCGGAGAGGATGCTGACGGCGCCCGAGGCGACGACAGTGCCGAGGCCGACCTCACCATCGGTCGAGATGCCGTGGCTGGCCTGATCGAAGATGCCCTCCACCGAGCCGCCCAGGAACGCATACGCGCCTGCGGGCAGGGTGTAGACAACCGCGCCGATAGCCTTGTCCACATCGTCGTCGCCGGTGCCCACCGCGAAGGCGGTGCAGGTCAGGACGGTGTAGTGGAACACGCCATCGCCGTGCTCGACGGCGGTGACGTTGGTGCCGGGCGTGCCGATAGAGGCAGCCGGCGCGCGCAGCAGGGTGAGGCCGAGGTTGTCCAGCACGCCAGCGCTATCCACGACCAGGGCTTTGGATGCGGTGACGGTGCCAGGGGTCACCCCAGCGAGTGCAGCCAGCTGAGCCGCGGTCATCGCGGCCCCTGACAGGTTACCAAGCATGCGCGCCCTGCGGGCGGTCGGCGTCAGGACCCCCTCCGCCGTTACCAGCGGAGAGTCCAGCTCGTCGAGATGCTTGGTCTTATCGAATGCGCCGTAGAGGCTCATCTTAGTCTCCTGAAGGGAAGGGGCCAGAGGCCCCCTCACTTAGTCTTGGTCAGACACATCTTCGAAGATGGTGGCCTGATCGACGAACGGTCCGTTCCACGGCAGGTCGATAACCTCGACGAAGCCGATGGCCGCGCCGCTGTCCGCTTCTGCGTTGGTGTCCAGGGTCATCGCGAAGCTCTCGCCCGGCCGGATCACGTAGGGGCTGAAGCCCGTCTCCGACGCGGTCAGGTTTGAGTTCGGGGCCTCGTGACGGGTCGTGCCGTCCTCAGCCTCCTCACCATCGTTGTCCTCGATGTAGAGGTCCTTGAACATCACCGTGCCAGCTGCCTTGTCCACACCCGCGGCCGAAGCCAGGAAGGTGCCCAGGCCTACTGCGCCAGCGGTCGAGCCGACCGTGGGACGGCGAGACAGGGCGAAGGTGAAGGCGGTCGAGTTGTCGACCACGATTGCGGTCGTGGTAATCAGGCCCACCCTCACGACCAGTACCGGGCCGCCGAAGATGAACTCGCCCACTGCGCCGGCCGAGTCCACATTGGGAGTATCGGCCGCCAGCAGTACCCGGCGCTTTTGGAGTAAGTCGTGGCTCATTGCGTGCTCCTATTAGGTCGAGGCCAGATGGACGACGCGGGCCATCGTCGGGCGCTCCCAGACGAGGAAGGCCTCGATGGTGCCGACCCAACCCACTTCGCGGAAGGTGCCCAGCTCCTCGGGCATGCCCGTGCGGATTTCCGGGTCCATGATCTTCACAAGGCCACCAGCGTCCGCACCGAAGAAGATCGCCTCGCCCGTGGTGAGCGAGTTGCCGATCAGGTCCTCAAGAGCGTCGGTGTGGTTGGTCTCGTAGAGGGTGAAGCCCTCGATGTCCTTGAGCTTGCCGCTGATGAGCGGGTCGCTGGTCGACGGGGCCAGCCAGTCCTTGTACTCCGGGTCATTCTTGAGACCGCGCGCGGCGCGGGTGCTCAGGATGCCGATGTACTTGCCGCTCTTGAACTTCGGGCACTTCAGGTCGCCGTGGAGGCGGTCGTGGATGCGCCGAAGGTCCTGGACCTCCAGGTTGCGGTCGGACAGGGAGTCCGCGGAGCCGTCCGTGACGAACTCACCGCCGGTGCTCAGCGGGGTGTACTTCAACGGGGTCAGCTTCAGCGCGGTCGCGCACATCACGTCCATCGTCAGGGTGATCTGATCGCGCAGGGCGCTCTGGATCGGGTCCATCAGATTGAAGTGGGTGAGGTGCGTCTCGAACTCGGTGACCGGCACCTTGTAGCCCCACTGGCTGACAGAGACCGTCTTGGTCTCAATCGCCGGGCGGCCCGAAGGCAGACGCTCGGTCTCGCTCACGCGGGTAGCCAGCGGGAGCTTCATGATGCGGGTGATCGTGACCGACTCACCCTTCTTTTTGCCGTAGCCGGGCTCAGCACGCATGAACTTCATGAACTGCGTGTCGGCGATGGCCTCACGGCGGATATCGGTGCTCAGCGCGTGGTTCCGGTAGGTGCCGGTCGGCGCATCAAACTGCCAGCTCATCTCGAACTCCTAGTTGTGGTCTCCCGCCACTGTGGTGCGACTCTCGCACCAGGGAGGGTGCCTTGTCAAGTGCCCTGGGGGCCCTCTCGCTTCTCTTCCTGCCCGGCGACGTACTGGACCTCGCCGGAGATCAAATGGGTGGCCTTCAACAGGGGCACCCGGGTATACTCGCGCTCGTACCAGCCGACACGGTGTACGCTGACGGGTACGGGGACCATCAGGTTTCCGCAGCCCTCCACCACCTCGAACTTACCCTCATCGGCGTTCTGGAGCAGCTGCGCGACCTGCTCAGGGGTGTCGCAAATCGTCCCCTCGGACATGATGACCTGGGGGAAGATGAGGACCTCCTCCGCATGCAGAGCGGTAATCGCCCCGATCAGGAGGAAGGAGATCGCCAAGTAGGCTGTCAGAAGAAAGCGCTTCATTGTCTGACTCCCGAGGTTAAGGTGGGGTCCCGCGGCGACGGGGAACCGCAGGACCCCCAGGCGAGGGGAAAGGAGGAAAGCCTCGCCCGATTAGAAGAGGCCCATCTTGCGCTGGATAGCGTGGAGGTCTGCGATCATATCCGGCCCTTGGGTTTGCTTTGTGCTTGTCGGCCGTCCGCCAGTCTCCAGCCCGCCGAACATCCCGCCCGTTCGGCCAGCGTCATCAGAGCCATCCGGACGCAGAGCAGCCTCGGTCTCGCCCTCGTCCTCGTCGCTTTCGACGAGCTTACCGAAGCGGTCCCGAAGGGCCTTGTCCACATCCTGGAAGAATAGCTGGGTGTTTTGCAGCATGTAGCGCTGGGTGTCGATGCCGCGCGCTTTCGCGTCGTTGAGCACCTTCTCGACCATCAGGCCGACGAGGTCCTCGTGCTGCTCCCAATCGCCGTACTTGCCGATGAAGTCGTTCCACAGGCGCTCACCCGTCGCCTGGGTCGTGCTCTGCCCTGCGACATCTTGTCGCAGCGCGTGGTCCCTTGCCTCAAGCGCCGCGTTGATCCGGAGCGTCAGCTCCTGATTATAGGCGTCCTTATTGTCGAGGGGGTCGGGCAGGCCCTCGTGGCTGACCTTGATGGTCCTGGGGTCCACGTAGCTCGGGGTCTGCTCTTGGCGCGCAGCTGGCTGCTGCATCATCGAGCGCTGGGTCAGGTCGGAGACCTGGGTCTGAAGCGCCGCGATCTGCGCGAGGAGCGCCTCCTGGCCTGTGTCCTTCTTGGGGTCGGCCTGGGGTTCTGTGGGGGTGTAGGGGATCGAGCGCCCGTGGGCCTCGAAATGGGCGAAGATGTCGTCGTCCGCCGTCTGCTGGGGCGCACTCCTGCGCTTAGTCGTCGCCTTAGCCATCTGGGTCCTCTCCGTCTTTGGGTGCGCGCATTAGCCGCACCCCCGGAGACTACCTGAGGACCCCATCCCCTGTCAATAGCGCCGCATTCTGAGCGCCGACGCCCTGGGCCACCTTGAGCCGCTGTTCGAAGGCCCTCAGGAGGCTCTCCGCGGCGAGGTATTCGCACCAGAACGCCAGGGAAGCCTCCGGCGTGAGGCTCCCGTCCCGCATTTCCGTCCGTACCCTGGACACCACGGCGCGCTTCAGCCGCTCAACCTCCTCCTGGATGATCGGCAACGTGAGCGCGAGGGTCTCAATCTGCTTAACCTTCGCTAGGTCCGCGCTCATCGGCCGACCCCCAGGGCCTGGGTGATCTGCGTCATGTCCTGCGCCGCGCCTGGAAGCGCCTCGGGAGGGGCTTGACCGGGGGCCGGGGCCCCTCCCTGGTTCGCTTGGGCCTGGGCAAAGGCGTCCACCAGCTGCTTCATCTGCTTCTCACGCTCCGTCATGGTCAGCTTGGTGATGTCAACGTCAGATAGGCGGAAGAGGAGCTTCAGGAACTTCTGCATGTCCACCTGCTGCATGAACGCGGCGAGCAGCTCCGGGCTCTGGCTCATGAACGCCATGAGCTGGAGCAGGGACTTCAGCATCCTGTTCTTCTGGATCAGGCTCGAAATGCCGTGCGCCTGGAACGTGACGCCCCGGCTGGCGAACTCGCGCCGGCGCTGGAGGATCGTGTTGAAGAAGTCCTCGCCCGCAGCGGCCCTCAGCATGGGGTCCTGCGGGCTCATGTGCTGGAGGCCGGTCTGCCAGACGAGGTCCAGCGTCGGGTCCAGCCAGCGCGTCTCGATAGTCTGCGCGACCGAGCGGATGATCGCGCTCCCGGACTCCTGGGTCTGGTTGATCTCAGTGGCGCTCGTGCGGCCCTTGGGCGCGAAGCCGCCCAGGCTGATCTCATTCTGGCCCGCCGCCTCGGTCAGCTCGGCCTTCAGCGAGGTCCAGAGCTGGAAAGCCTCGGGTTTCAGCGCGCCGAGGTCCACGGCGTTCAGGAACTGCTCGGCGCTCGCCCCATCCTCAAGGAGAAAGAGCTTGTTCGCGGTGATGCCACCGGCGAGCTGGCCCGGGTCAATGAGCATGCTCGGCACACAGGCATAGGCTTTCATGCTGGACATGAGCACGGCGTCCAGCAGCAGGTTGGTCATCGCGTTGAAAGTGCGCGAGACGCCCCCGAAGTCCTCCATGTACGAGCGGCCGTAGACGCTGAGCGGAACGGTCACCAGTGGCGCGAAGGTCATCCAGTCCTTTTTGTGCCAGTAGGGGTTCGGCTCGGGGCCGCGGATCAGGAACTGCTCGTTCCCGACCACCATCAGGGCCTCCTCGGCGATCACATTGCCCGAGTTGTCCACGACCGTCGCGATGTACTCGTCCATCAGGATCGGCTGACGGGTCGAAACCATCTGCTGGCCGTGGCCGGTGAGCGCCTCCTTATCGGACTGCGACTGCTGCTCGATGTGGGAGACCATCTGCTCGATGGCCTGGATGTTGAAGATCGGGGCGCCCTTCTTGTCCTTCCGGGTCGCCATGTCGCGCAGGGTGTGCTTGTCCAGCTCAACCCGCCGAATGCGGTACAGGTTGCGATAGGTCGGGTCGAGGTAGACTTGGCGCGGATCGACCGTCTCGATGGCGACGCGCCC